CCGGGACAACCTACCCATTGACCGAATCGCTGACCCGGCCATCTTCGACAAGAGCCGGGGGGACAGTGTGGCCGACCAAATGCGGCCTAACGGCGCACATTCCGGCGTGTTCTTCCGCAAGGGCGACAACACCCGCCTGGCGGGCAAGATGCAGCTGCATGAACGGCTTCGCTTTGATGCGGAGGGGAAGCCCGGGCTGTACGTGTTCACCAACTGCAAGGATTGGCTGCGCACGGTGCCCAACCTGCCCTACTCCCCGACCAAGCCGGAGGACATTGACACCGATGCCGAGGACCATACCTACGATGAAACCAGGTATTTCCTGATGGCGCACCCCATCACGCCCAAGAAGAAGCCGCCAGCAAGGCAGCGTTATCGGAATGACCCGTACAGGAGGGACGAGGACGATGAATGACAGATTGACGGAGGCCGCTCTCTCGGAGCAGCCGCTGGAGGAGAAAGAGCGGGAGTTGGTAGATGAAATCTACACCCGCCTGGATATTTTTGAACAGGAAAACCGCCCCTTCCATGAGGCGGCGCAGACAGCAAGGGATATTCTCCGTCTGCAAGACCCTGGACAGGATGCGAAGGGGGCCAAGGAAAGAACGCTCCAGCTTCCCACGCTGAAAAGCACCTTCAACAACTGCGTGGCGGATCAGATGCAGAATATGCCCGAGGCAAGGTTGCTGCCGGAAACCCCCGAGCAGGAGGAGTTGGCGATGGACTTGCAGGATGCAGTGCAGTACATCGCCTATGTAGTGAACGGCTATGAAAAGCTGCACCGAAAACGGGCAGAGGACTTGTACGGCCCCGGAACGGCTATTACCCAAGTGACCTGGGACCCGGACATGGCCTTTGGCAAGGGCGACATCGCCCTGATTCGCTGGCCGGTGGAGGCCTTTTTGTGGGACCCCAAGTGCGAGGACATCCAGGATGCCCGAGCGGTTATCAAGGTGAGTTGGCACCCCGTGAGCTGGTATGAAGCTCGTTACCCCAAGGCGGCCCCCTATGTGAACGCCGAGGAGGGCACTCACAACGATGTGGGTATGCCCCAAGTGCAGAAGGACAGGACGGGCACGGACGAGCCCCGAGCCATGCTGCTGGAATACTGGTATCGCACCTACAACGCCGAAAGCCGCCGCTACAGCATCAACGTGGCGTATTGCGCGGGTGGTGCGCTGCTCGACCACCAGGAAAATGTGTTCATGCACGGGATGTACCCCTTCGTGGTGGACACACACTCCAGTATCGAGGGCAGCTTGGTGGGCGAAGGCATGGTCACGGAGCTGGTTCCCATGATGCGCTACATCAACCGATACGCCCGGTACATCGACACCAACCTTCGTATGTCCTCCAAATCCCGTATGCTGGTGCGCAAAAACAGCGGCATTGACCGCAACGCCCTGGCTGACTGGAACGAGGACATGATTGAGGGAGACAGCGTGGTGCAGGGCGAGGATTGGAACTGGATGCAGCACGCCCCGCTGAATAACATGATTGTTCAGCAGATGGTCATGATGCAGAATGACCTGAAGCAGGACAGCGGTGCCAACCAATTTACCCGAGGGGAAACCACGGGTGGCGTGGTATCGGCCAAGGCCATCAACACCTTACAGGAAGCCGGTGGCAAAATCACCGGGATGCACACCGATACCCTGAACGACGGCTACAAGCGCATCACGGAGCAGATTCTATGGCTGATGGCCGAGTTCTACGACAAGGAGCGAATGCTGTTTATTACAGGCCGGGATGGAAAAACTCGGACTGTAAACCTTGACCCGAAGAAGTATTTCGGGCTGAAAAAGGGTGAAGTGACCCCGCCTCCCTACATGGTGCGCATCGAAATCAACCGGCGTGACCCAGTGCAGGTGGAGGCGCAGAACAATATGTTCATGCAAGCCTACACGATGGCCGCCCAGGCCGAGCAGTACTTCCCGCTGTCCGCCCTGTTCCGCTTGATGAACTTCACGGGCAAGGACAGGCTGCTGCCCATTGTGCTGGAGGCCGAGGAGAAGCAGCAGTTGATGCAGCAGCTTCAGCAGCAAAACCAGCAGCTGGTGGAGCAGATGGCCCAGATGCAGCAGGAGATGGACAACCTGCGCACTACCGGCACCCAAATGACCAACGCCCTTGCCAGCATGGGCGCAACTACGGGCGGAGGCGCAGCCATCCAGCCGGGCGGCAAAGCGGCCCAGGCGGGCGGTGGTCCCGGAACCCAGGCGGCCCTGGTGAACAGGGCCCGTGAATCTATGGCAGGAAAGCCCACGGCGTAATCGTCGGGGCTTTTTTGATAAAAACTCGCCGCCCCATGTTTCCATGCGGCGGTGTAAAAAACGGAGGAAGCTATGAGCGAAAACACGGTCGAAATCATGGAGCAGGGGAACGTACTGGACGACGCAGCATTGGCCCCGGCTGAACCCCAGGCAACCCCCATTTCCACGATGGTGGAGGAGGCTGCCGAAACCAAGCCCGCCAGCGAGGGCGACCAGGGAGGCCAGCAGCCCCCCGCCACGGAGCCTGGCTGGATTAAGGGTAGAGTGGAAAAGGCGGTGCGCAAGGCCGTTCAGGAAACTGAGCAGCGCATGACCGCCCAGTTCCAGGCTACGCTGGCCCCGCTTTACGAGAGCATGATGGAACGCCAGGCGGACGACCTGGTGCGCTCCGGGGAGTTCCGCTCCAAGGAAACGGCCCTGGAATATGTTCGCATGAAGAATGGTCAGCCCGCCACGCCCCCGGCGCAGCAGACCCAGCAGCAGCCCGCGAGGGATGCGCAGGGCCGTTTTACTGCCCAGCAGGAGCCCCAGGCGGAGGGACAGAGCAACCCGGTGGCCAAGGCCAGGGCCGACCTTCTGGCCCACCAGGCCGAGAAAATCAAGGCGAATCGGGGCCTTGATGTGATGCAGGCGTTTAACGCCAATCCCGAGTACAAGCAGAAGGTACTCAGCGGCGAGTGGGATTTCTACGAGGTCGCTGATGCCATGCAGCAGGAGGGCGGCAATCGCCGCACACCTCCTTCCCCCATGAGGTCGCCCAACGGCGTGACCCCCGGCAAGTTTGATGTGGCAAACATGAGCGATGCTCAGTTTGCCAAGCTGCAAGCCGCTCTCGCCTCCGGGAAGGTCTTTGACGCAACGAAGTAAAGGAGAGTAACCTATGGCTGTTTACGATAACCTGAACTATTCCTATTCCCCTGGTGTAGCCCCCTCCGTAATCCAGTATTACGACAGGGCTGTGCTGCCCAACATGAAACCCGAGATGGTGCATAACAGGGATGCCCAGAAGCGCACCCTGCCCAAGCATAACGGCAAGACCATCCAGTTCCGCCGTATCACCGCTCTGCCCGCCATCACCACCCCCCTGATTGAAGGTGTGACCCCCGAGGGCCAGACCATGCAGGAAACCTGCTTTACCGCTATGGTGAAGCCCTACGGCGGTCACATCGAAGTGACTGACGAGATGAACTTCTACCTGCTGGGCCCCAAGCACAAGGAGGCCGCCGACACCCTGGCCGATCAGGCTGCGCTGTCCCTGGACACCATCAGCCGCAACGCCCTGAACGCTGGTATGAATGTACAGTATGCTGGCGGTAAGACCAGCCGTGGCACCATCGCCGCCACCGACAAGCTGACCTATGCCGACATCAAGAAGGCCGTGCGCACCCTGCGCCGTGCTAATGCCAAGCCCTTTGCGGATGGCTTCTTCCACGGCATCACCCACACCGATGTGTACTTCGACCTGACCAGCGACCCCATGTGGGTGGACGTGGCGAAGTACCAGGACAAGCAGAAGGTGGAGAAGTACGAGCTGGGCACTATCTACAAGTGCAAGCTGTTTGAATCCACCAACGCCATGATTTTCAAGCCGCAGACCTACATCTACGGCACCACCACCCAGATTGCGGCCAGCGCCAACTACAACGCTGAGGAGCGTTACCTGACCACCTCTGCTGTAATCACCCCTGACGATGCCCGCAACCTGACTGGCCGCCTGGTGAACGTGCAGTACACCTCTGGCGGCAGCAATGTTGTGACCCCCATGTGCATCGAGAAGGTGGACTACAAGCAGGGCCGCATCTACTTCCGCTGGGCGGTGGCTGCTTCTATCACGGGCAACTGGACTACCGGCAACAGCCTGAAGATTGTCCCCTATGGCGGCGGTGCGAACGGCTGTGATGTGTACTCCACCCTGGTGTACGCCGAGAACTCCTATGGCTCCGTGGAGCTGGAGGGTGGTGGCCGCAACGTGCGCATCATCATCAATCCTCCCGGCTCCGCTGGCTCCGACGACCCCCTGGAGCAGCGTGGCACCATCGCTTGGAAGGTGAAGGGCTTCTGCACCGTCATTCTCCAGGACGACTTCATCGTTCGTATCGAGAGCGGCGCAACCGCTTAATCCCTGAGGGGCTGCTGGCCTGAACCAGCAGCCCCTTCTATGTGTGAAAGGAGCTACAACCCATGAGTGAAGCGAAAAAGACCGCAGCGGTTCCCAAGGTGAATGATGGCATCACGGCGGTTACACCGGTGGAGAAGCCCAACCAGGATGTGCCTCGTGTGACGGTGTTCATTCCCCTGCCCCCCGAAGCCGAGGACGGCAGCGTGAAGGTTGACCCCTACGAACACGTTACCATCAACGGCGAGAAGCCGGTGTATGTGAAGCGTGGCGAGCCTGTGGACGTGACCATCCCGGTATACCTCCAGCTGCGTAACAAGTACCCCAGACTGTAAGGAGCGGATAGCCCATGACCGTGCTTCAAATCAAAAACGAGGTCATGTTCCAGACGAACAACGATGTGGACGACCTGGGCGACTTTCTGCCCTACCTGATGGACTACATCAACGAGGGCTACGACAAGCTGGTGTATGCCTACACGGGCGTACACACGGACAGCGAGTACGACACCTACAAGCCGCTGACCTCTGACCTGGACGAGCCGAAGCTGCCGGAGTGGACGCATCGCTCCATGGTAGACTGGGCCACCTGGCTGGTGTACCGAAACGGCAACCCTCAGAAGCAGAACAGGGGCTATCCCTTCCGGGCAGCCTTCGATGAAGTGCTGGGAAAAATTACAGCCGAGGGTGGAAAAAACGGCAAGGTGCGCTACTTCAAGAATATCCCGCTGTGAGAGGGTGATGGACAATGGCAAGCTACAACACGATTAACACCTATGATGCGGATGCCCGCATCCCGGAGTTTAAGGGCCTGATGCAGTACGGGGACGGGCTGAATACTGACCCCCGATATGCAACGGAGGAGAGGAACCTGGAAACCAAGGGCGGCGTGTTGCAGCCAGCGGCGGCTTGTGTGGCCCTTGCCCCAACGCTGCCAGCCCCCATCGAAACCCTGGCTCTGCTGCACCGCAGATGGCACACGGCCAGCGACAACAAGGACATTCTGATTGCCGCTTCCGGGGGGAAGCTGTACTCCATGCTCCCCGATGCCGATGCCTGGACGCAGCTTTCCTACCCGGCAGGAGTGAACAGCTACCAAAGCAACAACTGGAGCTGTGCAACCTATGAAATCAACCCGGAGGGCAGCACGGCCAGCGTGGATGTGCTGCTGCTCTCCAATGCCGTGGACGGCATGGTGATGGTGCGAGGGGACACCCTGGCGGTGGAAGCCGTGGCCACGCCCAAGAAGTTTGGCGTGATTGAACGGTATGCGGAACGCATCTGGGGCGGAGCCATTACGGAGGACCCCGACCAGCTGGTATACTCCGCCCCCTACGACCCGACCAACTGGACGGCCAATACGGAGATTCCCGAGGACGGAGCGGGCGACATCAGCCAGCCCTCCTGGGACGGTGACAGCTTCACCGCCCTGCGCTCCTTCGGCAGCCAGTTGATTGCCTTTAAGAAAACGAGGGTGTGGCGCATCCTTGGTACCGACCCCGGCGAGTACACCTTCAAGGAGCAGTACGGCGGCGGCGCACCTTATGAGGGTACCATCGCCGTGGACACCGAAAGAATCCTGATGCTGACGAAGCGGGGCGTGGTGGCCTATGACGGCCTGGCCGTGAGCCCCTTCCAGCAGGAATACACGTTGGGCTTGTGGGCCCGAGTGAATGAAAACGCCCTGGACAATGCCTGTGCCACCGTGTGGCATGGCAAATACTATTGCGCCCTGCCCCTGGACGGCAGCCCGAGCAACAATGCTGTGCTGGTGTACAACACCACGGACGGAACCTGGCTGCTGCGGGAGGATGTGCAGGTGGAGCGGTTTTTGTCCACGGAGGACACGCTGTACTTCACCAGCGCAACTACGCCGGGGCGCATCTGGCAATGGCGGGAGGACAGCTGGGAAACTGGCGAGGCCACCCAGGAGGCCACTTATTGGGCTGCCCCCTGG